GTCCATCTTCGTGGATCAATAATCCCATAATCTTTGAAAAGTTTAATAGTGACAAATCCAGAATCCCTCAATCTTTTAACAAAGTAACTTAATGTTGTAATTTTATTTTTTGTCATATTATTCATTTAGTTAATGAGCTAATGATATAATTCAATTGAATATCGCCAGAATCTATCTCAATTTTACCGATTCCATTTTTTGAAACATTAAATTTCGCGACATCGGAATCACCAAAATCGATTAGTCTCACATTATCCAGATTTATAATAAATTCATCCATTTCGAAATCCACCTCATCACCAACAACTGTCAATGTATCTGTATTTTGCATCGTTCTATCAGCCAAAGACCAAATCAAATGGTCATCCTCCGTATAAATATACAGCTTGTTGGTGTCTTTGAAGATGCTACTATTAGACAATAGTGTTTTAAGAAATTGCTTAGAAGTATCAAATTCATAATCGAATGTAAGAGCCTTTATTTTCTCCAGAGTAATCTTTGGTTTTATTAAAATTCCATCGTCATACAAATGATATGAAAATTTGACAGATTTTGATTTATATTCTAAATTATTTCTATTAACCTTGAATTGGATATCCGCAGACCCAACCATGTCCAAAAGTTTTGATAATTTCGACAATGATGGTAAATTCAGTGATACATCCATATCAAAATCACCACTCAAAGTGGACCACAAAAACATGCTCCTATCGTCCGAAGCGGCGATGGAATATATTTCATCTGTTCTTACTTCTACAATTGAAGTATCATTTATCTTAGCTAGACTTCTCAGAAACGTTTTGAAATCCTTTGACTTTAGGTTCAAGTTTGATACTTTGTTCATTTTTGTTCTTGGATTCTAACAAAGAGATAATCTTTTGCAAGAGTTTATTATTCTTTTCCAACAATTCATTTGTCTTTTTCTGCTCCGTTAAACTAAAATCAAATTCTAGCTGAGAGTCTTCCTGTTTAGGAAAATTCGGAAACATGGACCCGCTCGGACCCGGAATCGAAGTTGTCGCCGGATCTGGATAATAATGTGTTGGTATTTCTTGAACTCGTGGCGGTTCTAAATATTGTGGGGGAGGTTGGAAAGAAGGAGGGGTTGGAGCCCTTACTGCGCTTTGCACAATATTCTCCAACCCCCTCTTAATCGTTTCCGCGCCGTCAATGGCATATCCACCACCTGTAGTCGGCTTGATCCCTGTCATGGAATCTATCATTTTAGACTCCGCATAGACTGGACCAGCCAATCCTACCAGAAGACCAATATCCTCTGGATTTAATGGTTCGTATGGATCGCTCATATATTAGTCTTCTAGATCAAGTTCAGCAAGGAGTTCGTCCACATCATCATCCACTGGCTCTGGCTCAGACTTCTTACCCTTACCTTTCTTTGGTTCTTCCTTTGGAGATGGAGTATCAAAATCCATCGGAATGTCATCATCAGGATCATCATCCACAACTGTAGTCGCCTTGCGGGTGGACAACTGCTTCTTCGGTTCATTCTTCTTTTCGGAAGACTCACAGAAGAAGTGATCTTCAAGCATCTTCTCAAGTTCTTCTTTGGTTTTGACCGTGTAAACAGCCTTGAGATCATGAACTTGTTCGTATACCTTTTCGATTTCATCGTCATCCAAATCAAGTTTTGACTTAGATGTAAAGAATGAACTCTTAAAGGTTGTGAATTCACCTTGCTTCTCTGCCTTAATCTTTAGATCGGCACCATCTTTTGACAGATCAAAAATAGCGGCACCGAATTCATCGGCACGATCACCAGTCATTGCATCATCGACCAGAGATTTAATCTGATATCCCATACGGAGAATCTGAACAGTTCCATTCAGTTCTGGTGTGTGTGGATTATCTACCCAAAGGGCATTAACCAACCACTGCTCCTTGTTTGAAATAGGATTATCAAACTTGATTTTCTTACCATCCGGTCCAAGGGGAGGATTAGGGTTTGCCTTCTTCCACTCCTGATATTCCATCCAATATTGGTTGGTAATCGGGTCTTCTTCACCAAAGGTTTGGAGAGAAATTGCGGATACATACTTTCCATTTGAACGGCTTGTCCAACTATTTACGAAGTGATGAAAGAATGTGTCATCCACATTATCGACATTTGGAATTAATCGAATTGTGTATGTATGTCCTTCCGGAAACTTCATCACATTGGCGAATGAGCCGCCACCTTCTGTCTTTTTAAGAGAATCCTTAATTTTATCAAACATTGTTACATCGAATTTCTTTTTCATATTATATTTCTTATTTTTTGTTTTATTGCTCGCTATGGAGATCTATATTTAGCATTGGGATGAAATTTTACAATTTTCTAGTTTATCGGGTAAGGCCCCTTGCTCCGCCAACCAATCATAATCAGCTTCTTGAATTTTTAATTCAAAACCTAGGTTTGACAAAACCTCTTTCCAATTTATATCATGTCCTTGATCAAGGATTTTGCCATCAATATAAATACCTTCCCAATCATCATAATTCGTCACCAGTGTTAACGTCTTTGTTCTCATATCAAAATCTTGGTTTGTATACCATACTTCCAATGGGGCTAGGTCTTGCAATTTTACTTTCTTCCAATTCCTCTTCAGTCATTTTATCGATTTTTTCTCCAGACAATCTGCGAATATCAAAATCAACACTTAAAGGAACTGTTCCAGTTTCTTCCAAAATCTGCTGAGATTGTAAAGACACATGGACACAACCATTAATATGTAATCGCAAGGAAGTGATCACACCCTCGTATCCACTCGCATTATCTTTAGCATGAGATCCGAGAATGTCAACTGGGAGATATGGTGGAACTACTGTCACACCCCCTTCAATCGAGGAATCAACAATCCATCGACCTTCCAAAGGTTCTCCCGTTTTTGGACTTGTTCCTCTCGGTTGAAAATAATAATAAATATTTTCATTCTGTTCAACTTGCATGAGGGTCAACATTCCCTCTTGATTGGTTGACCTATCTTTTACATTTGTCCCAAGTTTAATCATAATATTGTTTCTAATTTTTCTTTAGCTTTCTTTCCAAATTCCTTCATTCTTTTTGATGCGTAGAATTTTTGTCTTGTTCTCTGAAAATTGACGAAGAAATTCGGAATCACGAACTCCAACAATTCAGAGTCTAGCATGGGTTTTGACATTTGCAAGGTGTGAAGTGTGTGAAAATCAATTTGATGATTTTTTAAATGTGTCACCCAACAAGGTAAGGTATGTTCTGAGTATGTCGGATAATCTGAGAATGTCAACCCCTTTTCTTTGCAGAATTTGAACACATATTTGAGGCCAGATTTTAATCGTTCAATGGATTCGTCTTTATCTGGGTCATCTAAGACGAGTGATTTTACATACTCGACATATAACTTGATAGCTTCCTTCTCTTCTATTTCCCAAGGTGGGATTGCTGCAAGAAAGTATTCTTGATTAATGTTTGGGTATTTCTGAAATATATGATTGAACCTCATCTAGAGTCTTAAAGAAATCTGGTGTTATCGTAGCAGCTTTTTTGAAATAATTTATAGATTCTATTGTAATCTTTACTATATTGCATTTATCTTCTCTAGACAAATGATCTCTACCGTTTTTGTAGCAATATTGGTCAACTCCCATGTAGATATTTTCGAAAGGTTCACAATAATCAAAATCGTGATCTTCTGGAAGTTCCAAAATTCTAATAACATAAGAATTATCATGAGATCCGAACTTACCACCGATGGTATATACTTTATTTTTTAAGGTATACTCCTTAACATCATCCAGAGATTCAAATCTTTTGATTCCAAATTCACCTGCTTCGATATTACCATTTTTATAAAATAATCCAACCGGACGCTTTCCTAATCTTATTCGAAATCCTAAATCCTTAAGTTCTTTATCTGTTAAATCTCTAACCGTTCCATCGTCAGGAATTTCTCCATTTTCGAACATCCATTCCGTTTTTCCATTCAATGGGTCCGTGACTTCTATCACATGCATTACTAATTCTTTATCCATATTATTTCCTTTTATTATTAGATCTTATCCATTTTGTGACATACTTAGAACGCGAGATGCTAGGATCAAACGCTAAGAAAACCTTCACCAATTCAAAATCACTATCCAAAGATAACATAGTCTTGGCTACATTTTTTAATTTGTCGTCTTGAAGTGTTTGAACGAATACATTTTGAAC